TCGGACCATCATCGTCGCTTGTTTCATTGAGCAACTTTTCCTTGACGTTGTCAAATGCAAGACGAGCGAGGCCCGCCTCCATAACCCTGTCAAAGTCAGACTCTAGGAGTTCCATCATGCCGTTTGTTACAATCGTACCGGCCTCGTAGAATTCGTCATCCTCTTCCGCTGTTGTGTCGTACGCAGATACTTGGAAGCTTTCCTCGTCGATCTTACGCAGGATCAAGTACCATCTGTTAGGCATGAGTGATGCCTTCTCGAAGTCACTTTCATCAATTGGTGTCATGCTTCATCCACTCCTCTGGTATAGAGCCTTCCGCCCACTCGAATCCATTCTTGTCGGCCCACGCACCATACGTAGTTTTACTGCCCTTGTAAATTTTATTTTGTGCCCGTAAAAAAACGAAACGTATATCTAAGTCAGGATGCTGCTCCTTCACAAGTATCATCTTTATCCGATCACCCTTGTCTAAGTGCCCCTTTGCCTCAATGTATATGTTTGTCTGGGGTAGGTAAAAGTCCGGAGTGTACGTGCGTGGCTTGGGTATGTACGTCAGGCGTTCCGACTCGTACTCGTATTCAATGCCCCGATCAGCAAGGGAACGAGCGAGTGTGAGTTCAAAGTTCGAACGAAACCCCGCCTTGCCTGCCGAACTTTTTTTCATAGACGCATTCCTACGGACGCGAGTCTTTTTAGAAGGTACCCTGCCAGTTTTGGTGACAGGCGTTCTAAGATTGATAATTCGTTTGTCAAGCGAATCAGTGGGACGCATACGTTTACTCCAGAGTTTGCAAGACGACTAATCTTTTGTATCTCCGCCTCAATAGTTGTGATGTCACGCTTCTCCGTTTCGGAAGAGAGCGCACCCAAGTCGCTAAAATTATCACGCAGAGTTAAGGGAAGGGATTGACTATGTTGTCGTAAGTATACTGTTTTTCTTTCGCCGCCCGCTCCGATGTGCGACTCGACGTAAATATGATACATATCTTTATTTAATTCTAAAAGTTCGAGATCGTAGTCTCGTATGAAAATGTACGGCACATCATAGCTCCGTTGTCTTGAGTTTTGAGTACCACACTTTCGGAGGGGACTTTGCCTGTGATGTAACTCTGTCATGTAGGATGGCTTTGGGCCAACAGTGTTCACGAAATCCACAGAGGTTACACTCTTTAGGCAAGACTTTGTTACCTGTCTGTAGGGTTTCACCCTTGCGCCTATACGTTTCAAACTCATCACGAAAGGGTTTGAATGGTTTCGACTTGGGGTTGGTTAGAAATCGTACGCGTTCTGCAGCATCCAACAGGTACGATTTTCTGTCATCTCCTGTCCAGTCGTGCGCTTCTACAATCGCTACTTGCCCACTAGACTTGTTGATTACTATCCAGCCACCGAACGGCATACCCATAGCTTCACCATAGAGATGCCCCTGCATGACGTAGCCGAAGGGATCATCATTCTTGATGTGTTCGTAGCCACCCATGCCCGTAAATTTATTTTTAAACGCCCAGTCACTTGCGGACTTTATGTCCCAGACGCGCTCTACACCATCGTTGCCTCGAATGACAACGTCGAGCGTACCCTTCACAGTGATGTCAGCAAGTTTTAATTCGACTTCTTTTTGCGAGGCTACTATGTCTATGCCAGCCTCACGCATGACGAGCATGAGCAGAGCTTCTGTCAAATCCCCAAACGCAAATCGAGCTATGCTATTGTATTCCATAGCTTCTTCGATGCCTAGCTTGTCGAGTATCTGCTGGCATAGAGGTTTGCCCAAGCCGGACATACGCACACGATACTCTCGTTTGCGCCCGCCGAATTGTTTTTCTATAGCTTGCCGGGATTCTTCTACAAATAATTTTAAGTTACCCGGAGAGACAGTAACGTCCCCCCGGATAGCTTTCGACATATAGTCCTGTATATCAAGCAGCATTAGCGTTGTCAAAGTCTAGTGCTAAGTCAGAATCGTCCTCTGACATTTGCATCTTTAACGCTTCCCTATACTCCCGTATTACAGACTCATTATGAGCGCGAATAGTCTGGTCGAACTTGACTACAAGCTCCTTATCATCAGCACTCAAGCCAACGATGTTTGACAGGGTAGGCACTGGAGTCCAGTACGTAACGCTGCCCTTCTTATTACGATGCGTGCGCAAAAGAATTTCACAGTGAGCCATGACTTTCTTTTGATTGCCCAAGCTACTGATAAAGTCAGAGATGGGCTTGAAGCCTGACTTCTTGAAGTACGCAACCATCGGTTTATTTTTCAGGACGACTTCCGCCCCATCACCGTTTTTGAAGGTGCCGCTGATCGTTCCGTAGATGACCTGATTACAAATGACGGCGCGACTCTTCAGGTACGCGGGGTCTTGCTGGTCGAGTTGCTCCTCATCCTGACGAGACAGTCGACCACACTTATTGCCACCATCAGTGTCGGGGAACGATCCCTCGAAACCAACCTTCTGGACAGACTTGCACGAGAAGCCACCACGGCCCTCATTCATTTCGCCATCCCACATTGAGTATTCGAAGACACGCATTAAGGGTTGCATTGTCACTTCAGGAGCATACAAAAACTCACCATCAACCATGATCTTCCAGTCGCCCCGCTGTAGGGGTTGACCATCCTCAGTTTCTTGGTCGTAGTTGATACTCAGTCGTGGCAAACCAATGCGGTCACCACCACCGCTCCCCTGTCCGGTGAGCTTCATAAGCTGTTCTTCGTTGTCGCTCTGTAGCGCAGCGACGAGCGCGTCCATTTCATTATTCATTTCTACGAGTTCTGTTCCATCCATTTCCTTGTCTCCTTACGAGTTGGATAGTAGGTAAACACAATCTTACAGTTCTACTTCGTGTAAGTCAAGCCAATTTTTTCCCATTTTTATCTCTATCTCGACGGGCATGTCGTACGTCACACCGTAACGTCTAAGAGTTTCAGTGGGTAAGGACAGCATAGCCTTCTTCATCAAGTCAACACAAATATCTTTTTCATCAGGATGTACGTCCATCACGATTGAGTCGTGTACTGTATTACAGATAACGCTTGCAATACCAGCGGCACGTACGGCTCTTTCCAAAGACACGAGTGCTATGGGCAACAGGTCAGCAGTGGCGAATCCCTGTACGGGATAGTTGCATATGGATGTACGATGTGTAGCCGTACCATACTTTGTCCATCGTGCGTCGGGAAAAGCGTACTGTCTACCCGATGGTAGAGTTATCACACGATGCTTCACAGCGTCCTGCTGTAGTATCTCGTGCCACACGGCTATACCCATGTACTTGTCTTTGAAATCATTGTAGTATCGCTTCTGTGCATCCGTGCCGCTCGTGCCACCGTAAAGGGGCTTGAAGGTGTGTGCCTTCGCCTCCTGACGTGTACACCCTATGATCGACGCCGTGTAGTTATGCACGTCCGTCCCCTGCCGTACGTCAGAGTACACCTGCTTGTCCCCCGCAAGGAACCCGGCAACACGAAACTCTAGCTGCGAGTAATCCCCCTCCATGATGAAGCCACCATCGAAACGACTCTCGACGACCTTACGAATTGCGAATGTCGAGCCGCGTGGCATATTTTGGAAGTTCGGATTGCGACTCGAAAGACGGCCCGTCGCCGTAACACACTGCATAAATTCCGGATGTATGAAGCCGTGATCATCGACATTGTTCTTGATCCCTTCCACAAAAGTATTGAGATAGGTACGCAAGGCGTTGAAACGTACGTACCCCGTTACAAACTCACGGGCATCCCCTGACAATTCTATGGATCGTTCGTCGAGTGTATCCTTGTCCGTACGAAACCCGGCAGAGGCTGTGTCGTATGTCGTACGGGGTGACATCTTAAACCCTGCAACCTCAGACGTGGGACGGTACACAACCCCTCTTCCCCCACACCCCTTGCATGTGCGTGGAGTTTTGTAGGGAGTGCCGTCCTTTTTGACTGGACGATTCTTGCCGTGACCAAGACAGCCAGCACATCTTTCGGCGCGAGTCTTGTATACAATGTCTGTCATACGACGCACGGTCTGGTTAAACTCGCTACGAGACATGCGCGTACGCAGCTTGGGCTTCATCGTTGCACCGCGCTGTTCCATACCCAAGTTGAACATGCGGGACCAATCCCTCTTGTCTTTTACTTTACGCGAATAAAGGAGCATAGAGCGGTCATCAGGGCTTGTGAGGCTCACTGGGGTATCTCCCATAGCTTCACGCGCCAAGTCGTTCAGGCGGGCTTCTAGGGCCGTTAGCTCCTCCGTGTACATCTTCTCTATTTCGTCGAGAGTGTCTAAGTTTATACGCAACCCCGTACGTTCTGTACGAGCGAGTACGTCAGTCATCTCAAGCGATAACTTTAGTGTCGGCACCAACGCTTTCGTCATCGAATAAATCCTCAAATGTTACGCCAAAGGCGTCTAGTTGTTTCAAGGCAATCTCCTCTGTTGCCTGTACATCAGCTATTCCGTATTCTCGTACGATGTCCCATGGTATTTCGTAGAACGTCTTCCCGCTTTCAATATACGGCTTAACAAGGTCCGTTTCCTTTTGGGTAACACCATACTTCCTTGCAAGAGCAGCAAGTCCAAGAGGCCAACGCTGCGCCTTCGAAAGTATATACTCAGCAACCATCGTATCATATATGTCTCCGTTGTATACGAACCCACAGTCACGTATCCACTGCAAGTCGAATTTGATGTTCTGACCCACAAGCACGTCAGCATGGTTTAGTGCTAGTTGAAACCCTGCCGCAGCAGCCTCTGTCGGAGGTTCAGTCGAGTGGTAGTAGCAGTCGTAACATACCTTACTAGGAAGCCACTTGTAGCCTATAGATACAAGGCTATTACCAAAGTACGGCAGAGGTGTGTAACCACCATTTGCCTTCTCCACGTGCGTCGTCTCAACATCAAACGTCAGTACGTTCATCCTTCTTTTCCTCTACATACTTATTTAGGAATCGATTTACAAAGTCTTCGATGCCTTTACTGGCGTAGTGTTTCTTAACTCTGAGAGATCGTGGTGCCCAACGCCCTGTAGTCCAGTAGTAACTATATAGCTTTCCATCAAGATTCTTTATCCACAGCATAGTTGCACCATAGCGTATCTTGTATTCGATGCCATGCTCAGTGAGATAGTTTTCAACAAACTCCAAATCCTCGTCAGTATCTCTACGAAGAACACTTTCGCCCTTCGAGTTCGTACGCGCATATTTATATTCGCTGGCCATTAGTAGTATACCCCTCGTTGTACGTCTATCTGTGCGTTGATCATGTCATGGTATCCGTTTATCTTATTCTTAGATATACAAATGTGGCGCACCGTGTTCGTAACGTCACTTGCACCTGTCTTGCCGATGCCGATGATGATATCGGCCTCACCAGCCTTACCCGTACGTGAATTGTCTAGCATTGAGTAGTCAATAAATTGACGGTCATGTGCCTCGTAACTCGCCTGACTAACAGCCCAGACAAGGCACGAGTTACGCTTTGCAACTTCACGAGCAAGCACGTACGTCTCCTTTAGGCGTTCGTCACCACGGTTGTACTCACCCCCGATACGAAACTTGTCTAGCTGATCCATGAACATCACATCAGGATTGTTCAACTTGGCATAGTCGTCGGCTTCTTCTACAGACGTACCCACAGACTCTATGATTGTTAGGTAGGGTGCGATGTCACGAGCATACACAGAGCGGAGATGCTCCCGATCATCCTTCATTTCATCCTTCGTTGCCCCGACAAACGACTGAATAATGCGCAATTTTATTTTTTTTGCCGGTTCTTCGTTTGCCCAATATGTAACCTTGAAGCCTTGACGAATGTACGACGCCGCAAGAAAACAACAAAACGTTGTCTTTCCCACTTCCGGACGCGCAAACAGGATGCCTAAGTTGCCCCGGTCTAAGCCCGGAACGTGTTCCCGGATCAACTCAAATTCAAAAGGGAAGTCAGGCTCTCCTGCGTTTTCATCCAAGAGTGTGTCGATGTCATCATCGACGACACTATACGTCGTCTTGTCAGAAATCCGACCATCCTCGACAACGTCAATTAGTTGACGAAGGCTACCGAAGTCCTCACTTTCGCCCGTGAATATCTCAATCGCCTTCTCCCCGATCTGACGCGCACGATCCCGAAGCCAAAAGTTGTTTACCAAGTCGGAGTACAAGTCGTGCTTGTCGGGTGTACCCGCCTCTAATTCGGAGATCAAAGTCTGAGCCTTCTCTCTTGTAGAGTCCGGCATAGCAGGGTTACGATCATTGAATAGCGCAGCTAATTCACGCACATTCAGTGACGTTCCGTACTCTGTGTGAGAGTGTGAGATAACGTCGAACACGTCTCTCATCTCCCCGATAAACATGTCGCGAGTTACGACGTTCGATACTTTTGTAAAGAATTCGTTATCTAGTACGAACCCTAGTATTTGCTTATCTATCGATATAGGATCGTATGAAGTCATCCCGTTCGTCCTTTTCCATGTTTTTCAAGTCTGTGTGTAGCACCATCAAGCGTGTAGGCACATGAGAGTGTAACTTTCGTACCATTGATATCGCCTTGTCCGTTGCATCCTTGTCGAGAGCCACAAACACACGATCATATTGTTTTAATATGTCAACGTGTTTTGTAAGAAGATTAGTTCCTAAGATCGCCACCCCTGTGCTAACACTATGTACACAGCAAGCACTACTAGCATCTTCAACAACAATGGCAACACTGCGTGTTCTAACACATGTAAAAGGTAGAGTTGAACTCCAATATCTGTACCACTTAGGCCCGCGTCCATCTAATGATCTCCCTGCTGCGTCTACTACTCGTTTTCCGTCCTTTATGAGAAACACCACACGATTCATGCGTACATCGTAGCGTATGTCCGCCGCCCCAGAGAGGTACGCATCATACGCACCAACTCTTCGAAGGTATGATTCTGCCTCGACACGACGTGACAGGCTAACAAACGTATCCGGTATTTCGAACACTTTGTCTGATACGGGTGCCGGTGTGTCCCTCACGGTACGAAAGGCCGTTTGACCTGCCGTGCGCGAAAGGGTTACGCCCGTGCGACCAGACACATTGCAGTCTGCGTGAAAACAGAACCACATGCGGTGCAAGCCCGTGTCCGTAACAGAGAACGTATTCTTTTTGTTGCACACCGGACAGTCGGAGCGGTATCGTGTTTGTGGCACAATGTCTAGTCCCTCGACGTACGTTTTTAACCAAGCTGGTGATTTCATGCGGGCGAAACTAATCAACATGACAAACTCTGTCAACACAAAAAAATCACTTGACCCTTGTTGACAAACCGGCTACACACAAAGAACAACACCCTATAGGGAATACCCTGCTATGAAAAAGATCAATAGAATCAACCCTATAGCTAAACAGTTACGTAAGTTTGGTAAACAAGTCATACCTGACAAACGTACTAAG